ATCGCCACTGCGCGTTGCATCTGCTTCTCCTGTTGTCTGCGTCAACATCGACGCATGCACAGTGTAGCATGTGGCAACACGCATATTTGCGAGATCGGGTCAGCGCGATGCTAGAAACGCCTGTGCCGCAGCGATTGCTGCGCCGCACGACAACTATTTGATGCCGTCAATCCCATCATATTGAGCGCGAGCACAAGATGATCGATCAGAGAAGTCACTGCGGCACAGCCTTTGTTGCAGCGCGAGACAAGTTAGAGCTTCACGAAGTGAACGTGATCCAGCGGACACTCGATCCCGTCGAACTCGTAGCCCTTGTCGCGGTCCTTCCGCTTCACGGGACCAATCCAGTGCTTGCGCGTCTCACCCGAGATGCGGCACGCATGCGTCAGGTCGCGGTTCGCGATGAAGTAATAGTCGGCGTGATCGGCGCCGATTTTTTCCATGCGGTCGATCAGCACCGTCGGATAGGGATAGTCGTGGAAGCCGGTGAACGCCAGCGTGCGCCACTTCACCTCGACGCGGATCTCTTTGCCGTTCACGCCAACGCGAATGTCCTCGTAGTCGCCGCAACCCTCGCGCTGATCGAACTCCTCGCGCACCACCAGCGGGGGGATGTAGATCGAACGTCCCCCCGCCCGGTGAATGAACTCCGCGACCTTGAACACTGCCCGCCAGGACTTCGGCACGGCCGCGCGAAATCGCGCCTCCTCGTTCATTTGAACAGGAACGCGCGAACCGCGCAGTCCTTCGCTTCCAACAGCTTGCGCAGCGCGACCGTGCGCTCCGGATTCGACGGCAGCGTCTGACAAATGTGCTCTGCCAGCTCGCAGAACGGCTTGCTGTGCGCCTGGAGATGCGCTGGCAAATGCTCGTAGGCGAAGAATTGCAGCATGCGATCTTGAGACTCCATGTTCACTCCTTCATTGGCGTGCCACCATTGGCAACGCAGTACCGATAGAGCGCGTCAGGACGCAGCGCCCAGGTGCGCAGTCCAACTAGGTGCGCTATCGCAGGAACGCACCATCCGAACAGCGGCAGCGTGCTCCTGCCCTCGCGCCGCGCCATCGAGATCACTTCGGAGTCGTCGATCAGATCGAGGAGCCACGCGTGCTCGCCGCCGAACGGAACGACGATCGGCGCGGTGCGCTCCAGGTTGACGTCGAAGATCAGCCACACCTTCGCACCTGGGAGACACGCATAGGCGCAGACGTGCTTGAACTCGCCGCACGCCAGGATCCGCGCCAACAGCGAGTCCGTCCTGCGCTTGAAGACGAGCAGCCAGCGCGCAGGTTCTTCGCCCGGAGGCATCGTGAGCTTCACGGCCGCCAACTCGCCATGAACGCGAGCGCCGGCGCGAACAGCACGACGATCATCACCGCGACGACGAAATCGCTCATGCGCTCACCCGCTCTAGCTCGCGAATTGCCGCCAGCCTGATCGCCATCGGCAACCTCTCGTCCTGTACGATCTGCACAAGCCGCGCCACACAGCTCATGCGCTCACCCTCCGCATCGACTTGCGACCTTTCCACACCTGCGTAGACCGCGACGGCCGCGCCGCCGGCAGGTTAATCATCCGCCGCCCCTCGCCCGTCTTGAGGCAGAGATACTGCAAGCAGTCGCACAGGTTCGAGTAGCGATCCTTCTTCGGTTTCAGCTCGCCGTTCTCCTCGCGCACAAGGTGATAGCGGCCCGCCATGCCGACGATCAGCGTGCGGCAATAGGGCGAGATCACCAGATAGTTCACGCCGCCAGGATTGTCGTTGAGCGCGAACGCGACCGCCTCGGTGCGCAGCGTGATGTTGTTGTCCATCACCGGCGCCGGCGTGACCGACATGCCGTTCGCCGCGAACACGTCATAGGCCGAGATGTCTACTGCCTGCCCCTTGTCGTTGCCCTTCGGATCGCCGGTGAACTCAGCGGGGCACCCCGGATAGTGCGACTCCAGGAAGCGCTTCACGCGCGGCGCAAACTGCGTCGCCACCTCGTTGAAGCCCATCAGCTCGAACTGCACATAGAGCCGCTGTCCGATCCTCTGCGAGAACAGCGCTGCGGGATAGACGCGACCGAAATCGAGCGACACCGTCACCGTGTGCTGCGGCCCGAGCTGCGGCTTCAACACCTCGTTCGCGACATGAAACTCGCGCCGGAATTGCGGCCACACCGGCGAGCCGTCCACCACCAGCGCGACCGTGTTCATCGTGCGCGAAAGGATCCACGCGCGCGACTTTCCAGGCGTCAGCCGGTCATAGTAGTCGTCTGGCAGGTTGTGAATGTTCTCCGCATTCGGGTTGATCTTGTATCTGCCCGTCGGCTTGCCACGGTCATCGAGGATGTCCATCAGCGCCGGCGGCTGCATGAAGAAGCCCCAGTCGGACGGCCACTTGTATTGCTCCGCTTCTTCCGGCGGCATCCCGGGCGGCAGATCTACCTGCCCGGTCATCAGCGCGACCCAGTGATCCTCCGGTGGCGCGTTGCCGTCCGCGATGATCCCGCGCCACTTCGGCCCGCCGTGCTTCTTCTCGGGATAGCGCAGCCGGCCATGCGACTCGTCGAACAGCACCTTCTCAATGAACGGCAGCTCGTTGAAGAAGATGCCAGTGTATTCGGTCGAGCGCAGCTTGCGGACGTCGTCTTCCTTGTCGAGCCCCATGAAGTCGATGTCGGCAAACACGTTGCCGAACCGCAGCCGGTGCGAGAGAGATTGTCCCCAGTTGAACCTGTTCACGCCGTCGTCGGGACAGATCGACAGCCACGTGCGGATCGTCGTGCGCTTGAGATCGACGTTCGTGTTGCGCACGCATGCCCAGCGACTCATCCGCAGTCCGTTGACCGGCGACGGCCATTGCTCCTGCACGTGCCGCAGGATCCGCATGCAGCACGTCACCGTCTTGCCCGAGCCGAGATCGCCCTGGATGTAGTCGACGAAGTTGTTCGAGACAAAGAAGCGTGCCGCCTGGGTGTCGGCGTCGAGTTCGCTGACGCGCAGTCCCTCCGGTAGCTCGCTCATTAGAACTCGTATGTTCCGCTTTGAAGGTGCATGTGCAGGGTCAGCAGTCCGAGCGCTTCCAGCTTGTTGCACCCCGCAATCTGGTAGATGTGATCGACCAGCTTGTCATCGACGCGAACCTGCATCGCGATGTAGACCTTCTCGACCTGTTCGCCGCCGTCGATCCGCTTCAACACGTCCTCCACCGCGTCGCGCGGCGACCACAGGCGACAGTCGTTCGCCTTGTCGGCTCGCGCCTTCGCCAGCGAGATCGGCTCGTCGCTCATCGCTTGCGCTTTCGCCGCGACTTGCCCGCCTCGCTCATCGCGATCGCGACGGCCTGCTTGCGCGACTTCACGACAGGCCCGCTGCGCGATCCCGAGTGCAGCTTGCCCATCTTGTATTCGTGCATCACCTTGTGAACCTTCGCCATTCCGCGACCCTTCGCCATGCCGGCCTCCTCCGTTACGATAGGAATCTCACCGCGCAGGTTGCCCGAGCGTGTCGACGTCCACAACAGGTGCGTCAGCTCTCGTCGCAACGCGTGTACCCTTCCTCGAAAGCCTTCGTCGGCGACCAGGACTCGTAGCCGTCCTCGTACACCACGTAGTAGCCGAGATCGTCACCGTGCAGCGGCGCCTTGAACCGCTCGCGATAGCCCGAGCCCGTGTCGATTGCGAGGTGGTCCGATCGCGGCGCAAAAGCGATCCGCGCATTGCCCGCCGCAAAAAACTGGATCGCCGCGATCTTCGCCGCGCGCACCAGCTTGTGACACTTGTAGAGCGGCAACTCCGTCACGACAGACCTCCCCGCACCGGCACGATGCCCGAGCTGCCGCGCTTCTTCATCATCGTCGCGAGATGACCCTTCAACTCGTCGCAGCCGAAATACAGCCCCGGCAGGTTGGGCGACGCAATCCCGAAACCCATCGAGCCGTCGGCCTGGATCGCGACCATCGCCATCCCCACCATCCGCCCGCTGCGCGCCAGCGCCAGCGCCTCCTCCAGCGTCTTGACGACCGCCGGATCTCCCGGCTGCATCGCCGCCTCAATCGCAATCCGCGACGCGTCCATGCCGATACCCTTCCTGTTTGCGCTGACGCCGCGCCTTGCGCCGCTGGCGTCGCTTCCACCGCATCCGCCCGACGGCACGGCGCCGCTTCACCGTTGCACCTTCTCGAAACGCCGCGTCCGCAGCCGCTCCGTCACGATGACGGTCACGTCCTCAATGTCGGGCGGAATATCCGGCGCCTCGATCCGAAGCACCAACTGCCCGCCGCTCACCTTGCCGGCCATGATGATGCACGGATCCAGCCCGAGCGCGGTCGCCACATACTCCAAATCCAGCTGCAACCTCGCTTCCGGCATCACGCGCCCTCCAGGCCATCGACCAGCTTCACCAAGCTCGCCACCAAAACGATCTTCCGCCCCTCGATGACCTTCCCTTCCAGCGCGCCGGCCGCCAGCATCTCGTAGATGCGCGTCACCGAAAACCCGCTGAACTGCGCCGCCACCTGCACCGTCACGCCAAGCCGCTCGCGGATCGGTAGCTGCTCCACCATCAGATCCGCCCCGTCAGCACCAGGATCACCAGCACGATCACCAGCACCAGAACGAGCCCCGACGGCCCGTACCCCCACGACGCCGAATAGCCCCAATGCGGCGCCGCTCCCACCAGCAAGAGCACCAGGATCACGATCAGCAGAATCGTCAGCATGTCGCCCTCCATGTGGCGCGGCACCGTGCCGCCGTAGGCAGTGGGAACGGCGGCAGTAGGAGACGGCCATCCCCCGATGCCGCGCCGACGCAAAACCTGCAACAGTTCGTGGATAATGTCAACGATGCGCTACGCGCCCGGGGGATACTGCCCAGGATCCACGCGCCGGCCAAGATGCTGCCGCAGCGCACGCAGCGCCTGACAGTACGCCGTCATGTCATGCTCGCGCAGCGGCTCGTCTCCCCATATGAACCCACGCACCGCGTCGTCCGCCGTGTGCGTGTCAACAATCACCGCGATCGCGACGTCCAACGGCATCCGCCCACCCTCCGCATCCTCCCCAACCGTCCGCGAACGCGCTACCGTCGCTCGACGCAAAACCAGCGCCGCGTCCGCAACCTCCGTCAGCTGCCGCGCAACCTCCCGCAGCTGCGCAACCAAATGCGACGCCATCTCGTCAAGATCAGGCCGCGCTTCCTCAGCCATCACACCCTCTATCGCT